TAATATTACAAAATATTTCTGACGAATCTGTTGTAGACTTAGACAAAAGAAAATACTACATACAAAGTTATGAATTTTTAATGATGGGTTATTTGATTGACGAAGAGGAGTTTGAAGTTAAACCAGCAATTTCAAGAACCGTTCAATTATTGGAAGCTAAAACATCAAGAGGAGGTAGAAAAAAATCTTACCCTAAAAATCCAAGTTTATTTCCTTTAACATTTAATTTTTCTGCGGGGACTACGGCTTACACAGAAAATTACAAATATACAGCAGACTTATCTTTTGAGGGTATGGAAAATATAAGTTCTTGGGATGTTTATATTAATGATGATTTTTATGGTTCGGATCTTACCGAGATTCAATTAACATCAGGTAATAATCTTACACTGAATATAACACCAACAGACCCTTCGTCTGATTCTCAAATTGTCTATATTGCGAGATTAATTTAATCTTCTCCGTATAGATCAGTTTTTTCTTTACACTTTTCCATAATTAAATTTTCAAGAAACTTGTAAATTTTTAAACCCCTTTTATCACAATACTTTTTGAGTGCGTTGTGAGACTCAATTGAGATTTTGATGTTCTTTATCTCTTTTGTCGTTTTTGACGTTGTTTTCATGGGCAGAAAAAAGGCAGAATAAAAGCGCCTAATTTATAAATACAATATAAAGAGTAAAGTTTTTTGTGTTTAATTTAATATTTATGTATAAATAAATCTGAACAGAATTTTTAAATAATGGCAACAGCAAGTAAAGTATTCGTTTCACCCGGTGTATACACAACAGAGACCGACCTATCATTCGTCGCGCAAAGTGTTGGTGTAACTACATTAGGGTTAGTAGGGGAAACCCTAAAAGGCCCAGCCTTCGAACCAATTTTCGTAACGAGTTTCGACGAGTTCACAACTCTTTTTGGTGGTACATCCCCTGAAAAGTTTGTGAATACACAAATTCCTAAATATGAGGCGGCGTACATCGCAAAGTCTTACTTACAACAATCTAACCAATTGTTCGTGACTAGAATACTAGGATTATCAGGTTATGATGCGGGACCTTCTTGGTCTATCACCACTATTGCTAACGTGGACCCAACTACTGTTGGTGTTAATGTTACAACAGGAACAGCATTTGAAATGGACTTCTCGGGATCAACGGGAGGAACTGTTAACATAACACAAGATACAACTCCTGATGTTATTTGGGATGATTTTGGTTTACAATATCAACTTGAGAATGGAAATTTATCCACTTTACAAGAAGACATCTCAACTCAATTAGTTGATATTTTCAGAGATACAACATTATCTGGAACAAGTGCATATGTGTTTGGTTCTTTATCTGGTACAGTATACAACGAGTTAATTGCTGATGGTATCACTGGTTTAACAAACGTATTTAGTTGTAATAACATGGATCTTAATTCTGCTGATTTAACATCAGACGATAATGATGTTTGGTATTATGCAACATTCGTTAACCAAGCTAATAACGGTTATTCAGGTTATTCATTCTATACATCAATCTCAGTTCTTAATAATCTCGGAAGTGGTAGTTTTAGCGGATCATTATCAGGTCAAATGTTCACATTCTCAGGAACCGCTTATTCAGAATATAATGATGTTGTTGTCGCTACTTTAAGATCGAGAGGTATTAGTTTATACAATTCGACAAGTGCAGGACCAACATATCAAGTTACAGGATTAACTGATGTTGGAATTAGCACCGTTGGTTCTTATTCTGCAATAACAAGAAATCCATTCTCAACTTTTGCAATTACAGGTACAACAATTGAAGGTGAAAACTTCTCATTTGAGACTTCACTTCAAAACTCAGATTCTGAGTACATCACAAAGGTATTCAGTGTAAGTAACTTTGCTAAATTAAGATTTGAAGTTCCGTTATTTGTTGAAGAGGTTTATCAAAACATGTTAAATTATGCTTACAATAAAGGATATATTCGTGGAATAAATGCGGAGTTGATTGCATTACCTGAAGCAAGAGGTGGAGACACATCTTCAATTGCAAATAACTTATTCCAATATCAAAGTCCTGAAACTCCATTTGTTGTTTCTGAACTTAGAGGTAATAAGGTTTATAATTTATTTAAATTCATTTCGATTTCTGACGGTGATTCTGCAAACGTAGAAGTTAAGATTTCTATAATGAATATGTCATTCAATAATAGCACATTCGATATCATGGTTAGAGATTTCTTTGATACTGATGCTAACCCTGTAGTTCTTGAAAAATTCACAAACTGTACAATGAATCCTGATAGTAACTCATTTGTTGCTAAAAAGATAGGTTCTTCTAATGGTGAATATCCTCTTAACTCAGCATTCATTATGATTGAGTTATCTGAAGAATTCCCTGTAGATGCATTACCTTGTGGATTTGAAGGTTATATTATGAGAGATTACTCTGGTGATGTTTTATCTCCAGTTCCTGTTTATAAAACAGAATATAATTTCCCTGGTCAAGTTATCTATAACCCTCCTTTCGGTACAACAAACGGAGGATCAAATGTGGTAACAAGTCCTGGTGACAATGTGAGAAGAACTTTCTTAGGGTTCTCAAGTTCTCTTGGTATTGATGAATCATTCTTAATGTTCAAAGGTTACCAAAATAATTTGAACCATTGTAATCTTATTGACGGTACACCTTGGAATACTAAAACTAAAGGATTCCACATGGACTCAGGTGCAACGGTTGTTACAATCGGAAATGCGTTTACAACAAGTGGTGAATCATCTTTCTATGTAGGAGACGCAAGTTTCAATTCAGAACCAACAAGTCCTGAAAATCCATATTATAGATTATTCGCTAGAAAATTCACTGTGTGTTTCGCAAAAGGATTTGACGGATGGGATATCTATAGAGAGTCAAGAACAAACGGTGACGACTTTATCTTAGGTTCGACAGGTTATTTAAAAGGTGCATGTCCAACATCAAGATACCCAACAGCAACAGGATGGGGAGCGTTCAAGAATATATCAATTGGTGGAGATGACTCAGATTGGGCAAACACCGACTACTACGCTTACCAATTAGGTATTGCAACTTTTGCAAATCCTGAAGCAACTAACATTAACGTGTTCGCTACTTCAAGTATCGACTATGTTAATAATAGTAATTTAGTTGAAGGTGCGATCAATATGATTCAAGATGATAGAGCTGACTCAGTTTATATCTGTACAACACCTGACTACGATATGTTCCTACCAACAACAACTGACAACTTAGGATTAATTTTCCCAACAGAAGCGGTTGATAATTTAGAACAAACAGGTATCGATTCAAACTACACAGCGACTTACTATCCTTGGATTCTTGTAAGAGATACTGTTAACAATACACAACTTTACATCCCACCAACAGGTGAGGTTTGTAGAAACTTAGCATTGACTGATAACATTGCATTCCCTTGGTTCGCATCAGCGGGTTACACAAGAGGTCTTGTAAATTCAATCAAAGCAAGAATTAAACTAACTCAAGAAAACAGAGATACTTTATACAAAGGTAGAATTAATCCTATCGCAACTTTCTCTGATGTCGGAACAGTAATATGGGGTAACAAAACGTTACAACAAGCTGACTCAGCATTAGACAGATTGAATGTAAGAAGACTTTTACTTCAAGCTCGTAAATTGATTTCAGCAGTAGCAGTAAGATTATTGTTCGAACAAAACGACGAGATTGTAAGACAACAATTCTTAGATAGTGTTAACCCAATCCTTGACTCTATTAGAAGAGACAGAGGTATCTACGACTTCCGTGTGACAGTTTCATCTTCACCTGAAGATCTTGATAGAAATACACTAACAGGAAAGATTTATCTTAAACCAACGAAAGCTCTTGAATTCATCGATATTGAATTCTTAATCACACCAGCGGGGGCAACGTTTGAAAATATCTAAAATTAATTGGGGGGACTAGTTCCCCCCTTTAGCCAATATGAAGAAAGAATTTAAAGAAGGGTTTGATTCCAAAGGTTCTCCAGATATGAAATATTACGCATTCGATTGGGATGATAATATTGTTCATATGCCGACTGAAATTGTTTTAAAGGACGATAACGGTGAGGAGGTTGGTATGTCGACTGCTGATTTTGCGGAGTATAGAACAAAGGTTGGAAAGAGTGATTTTGATTATAACGGACACACTATTGTGGGGTTTGCAGAAAATCCTTTTAGAAACTTCAGAACTGAGGGGGACAAACAATTTATAATTGACGCGATGAAAGCTAAAGTTGGTCCTGCTTTCGATGATTTTAGAGAGGCAATCAATAATGGTTCAATATTTTCAATCATCACAGCAAGAGGTCACAACCCTAACACTTTAAAACAAGCGGTTTACAATTACATATTAAATGATTTTAATGGGATTAGTAAGGAACAATTACTTAAGAATCTTAGAAAATACCGTTCATTTGTGGGTGAAGAAGAAATGACGGACAATGAATTAATAAAAACATATTTGGAACTCAACAAGTATCATCCTGTTTCTTTTGGAGACGAGGGGGGTGCAACTAATCCTGAGGAGGCGAAAGTTACTGCGATGGAAGGATTTGTTGACTACATAAAAGGACTAGCGGCATTATTTAATAAAAGAGCATTCTTAAAAAAGGATATTGCTAATAAATTTACTCCTACAATTGGATTTTCAGATGATGATATAAGAAATGTAGAAGTAATGAAGAAAAGGTTTGATAAAGATCCAGATAATATAGTTAAAACTTATTATACTGGTACTGGAAAGAAATCTAGAATGAAATAATGAATACTTTTTTTTGACGATAAAGTAAAGAGAAAAAAATTATTCGAGATATATTTATACTTATAAACACAAAAAGAAAAAAATAATATACTATGGCTGACTTACTGATGAAAATGCCTATACCTTACGAACCGAAACGTCAGAATCGATTCATTTTGAGATTTCCTTCGACATTGGGTATTAATGAGTGGTTTGTGGAGTCTGCAGCAAGACCTCACATAACAATCGGAGCTACAGAGATTCAATTTTTGAATACCTCTACTTACGTTGCTGGTAGATTTAACTGGCAACCAATAAACGTTACATTCCGTGATCCAATTGGACCATCAGCGGCTCAAGCTCTTATGGAGTGGGTTCGTCTACATGCAGAATCTGTTACAGGTCGTATGGGATATGCTGCGGGTTACAAAAAAGATATCGACCTTGAAATGTTGGATCCAACAGGAGTGGTTGTTGAGAAATGGATTCTTTACGGAACTTTCTTAACAGACGTTAACTTCAACGCTTTATCGTATTCTCAAGATGCTTTAGCGAATATTACAACTACT